CTCTGCCGCTGGCAAGTCCCGCAGTGCCTGTCGATAGGTGCGCCATGCGTCTGTAATCCTGTCAGCCAATGCCATGCTGTCAGACGCCGCAAGTAGTGCGTCACGTTCTGCGCGTACTTGGTTTGCAGTTGCAGCCACTAAGTCTGCTTGGAAGTCAGGCCAGTTAGCCATGTCCTCAGCATCGTCAAATACTGCGCTACTACCTGTTGTTTTATGATACCAAATTTTAGACATAATAAACCCTCATTGACCCTGAGCCACCAGCACCCGCACTTGTCCTTCCAGCACCGCCCCCGCCACCATGAAGTGCGCCAGCGGCCCCTGCGCCTGTGTTGCTCCCATGACCGCCATCGCCTGATAAAAAACTTTGACTTCCAGTAGGGAAATAACCGTAAGAAGCGTGACTGCCACCACCACCAGCCCCACCAAAAACAGAATGATGAGGCTCTCCAGTATAGCCCCCCTCACCGCCACCTTGTTCGTAATCTGAGCCAGTATTAAGAGTTGCCCACCCAGTATGTATTGAATTTAGTTCAAACTTATTGCCGCCTGTGAACCCACCTGTTAGTGTAGTTCCCCCAATTGTCACCGAACCGCCACCAATATAATAAACAAAATTACTAGAAGAGGCTGTATAAGTAAAACCACCTTGAGACGCATGTAATGTAATTGATGAAGTGCCGCCGTAAGCCCCAGCAGTATCCGTACCAACACCCGCTGCGCCACCCGCTCCTACAACATAAGTAGCGTTGTGAAAATTGCTTGCTTTGCCGTACAATAATAACGGATTACCACCGCTCCCCCCTGCTTGATAAAAACTGCCACTGGTATCTTGGCCTCCACCACGACCACCACTAACCATAAACACCCACATATAGTCGTCATCAGCTACACTAGCTGGTTTCGAATAAGTGCCGCTCGTCGTAAACGTGCTGTCAGGACTAGCAAATGTTGGGCTAACTATTTGGTCTGCTCCTGTGCTTATAGTAGCCCAAGACGCTGTTCCCGCTGATGCGTATTGCAATAGCTGACCCGCCGCACCCGCCGCTGGAACGTGTTGATTACCCGCGCCTGTTGGATGAACGTAAGCCGTTGCGCCCGTTGCAATCCCGTCTAGTTTTGTGTGGTCTGCGCTAGTAAATATTGTGCCGCCAGCTATGTCTCTTGCTCTAGTCATATCTTAATTTCCTTCTGGCTTAATAGGCCATGCGTCTATGTCCAAAACAGGCCAGCTAGATAGCGAGGGCAAGTCTCTAAGTGCCTGTCGATAACCAACCATTTCGTTTGACATGGTACAATCAGACAGTCCCAGATAATCAGTCTCGGCAAGCAAGCTGTTTCTTACGTTGCGAACCGTTGCAGCGTTTAAGTTGTCTTGGCGATAAATCTCAATAATTTTTTCATCAATCATGACGCTATCCTTTAAACTCTATGATTGTGCATCCCGCTTCCTTGGGGGTTTCGCCCCCAAACCCACGTCCTTGTGGAGCAAATGGTGGGGCGTAAAACAGCTTAGTGTTGCTTATGTGTTCTAAATCGTTCAGCGCATGACCAAACTGAGCGCCAGTATTTAGATTATACCGCGCCACAGCCAAACCAGTAGCCGCTTGGTCTACAAGCGTCGAACCGCCACCCGCTAAATGAAACTCTTTGCCGATATACGGTGTCATTGTAATTGAGTTGCTGTCTTTGGTGCCAGCGGCTCCTCCGCCTGATGTTGTGCCGTGGTTGCCGCCAGTACCTCCACCGTGTTTGACTTGCGTACTACCATATTGACCGCTCCAAGCAGTGCCGTCCGTATTGTAGATATTGCTGGACGATGCAGAAGTAGAAGCGTTGCCCCCATTTCCGGCGGGACTACCCGCACCGCCACCGCCACCAAAAACGTTTGATCCGCTATTATAGCCAGACCCCGAAGTGCCAGAGCCACTGCCGCCACTAGCGTTAAAATCCCCGCCAGAAGCCGTGCCGCCAGTAAAATTTGTCGTGTAACTGCCGGTCCATGAACCTGTGCCTCGTTGGACGTACATATTTACGCCTGTTCCAGTACAAGTCAAACGACTGCTTGTCGGTGGGTTGCTTATATTTCCAGACCCGTCAAATCGGCGGTAATCACCCGCAATAGTGAGTGTTGATGGGATGGACGAAGTAATTAACTTTTCGCTAAAAGACGCACCTCCCATCCCCCCAGATAAATACGCAGGGGAAGCGTAGTTAAAACCATTTGTACCACTGTGCATTGCAATATAAATTGCTGTTGTATTAGCGCCAATGTTCCATGTTTCAGAATAGGTGGATGAGTCAAAAACATTGTTTCGAAAGAATGAAACAACAGCCGCACTTGTAGGGTCAAAATCACAAGCATATTTAGTGCTAGATGTTCCGACAAATGTACCTACTCCAACTGACCTATCATGGTTAAGTGGGAATATTATATTGTTAGCAAATACAGAATTAGAACCCCCTACTCTTATTAAAGTTGGCGTGTTGGTTTCGTTTACAATTCCAAAATAAAGACCAACGGCAGGGGCGGGTAAAGTCAGAATTGCCGTAGTTGATTTAACCACAAACACGGTGCCTGATTGGGATGTTGTGACTGTTGTATTGCTTGTTACATTAACCACATTGGATAGAAAACCAGCGTTTAAATCAGCCCAGCTAGGCGAAGCACCAGCACCGCCAGAGGTTAAAATCTGACCCGCTGTTCCGTAGTTTGCGCCGCCTACACCTAATTGACCCGCCGCACCAATCTTTACTCTATTACCGCCGCCAGTACGGAAAAGCATATCATTGCCTTCAGACCCAATAGACACATAATTTTCGCCCGTTGTATTGGTGTCCTCAAACGACAAAAGTGCTTTAGAGTTAGTTCCTGAGTTTAGACGTTGCATTACTTGCTGTGTGCTAAAAACTTCAAATGGTCTTGATGGGCTGGTTGTCCCTACTCCAAGTTTACCAGAAACATTAACACTCCCAGCAAACGTGCCGCCCGTTGAGGCCGCTACAGTGTCAGCAACCGTAAACGATTTGAACGCCACAACCGCTAAATGGTCATTAAGTGCTGCACCAGATGCCAGCACAATAGACGTACCAGATGTAGCTGTGTAATCGCTGCCGTTGTCTAAAATAATACCGTTCAGACTGACAATGAGATTGCCAGCCGAATAACTTAGAGTAGCCGAATTGTTGTCAGCACCAGTAAACGTGGTCTGTCCAGCCGTTGCTGTGTATTCGTAATCTAACAGACTTGCAGCACCCGCGCTTGTCGCAAGTATCCAATTACCGCCGTCATAAACCTTCATGCTTCCAACGGCTGAATCGAAAAATAGCGAACCAGAAACTAACGCATTACCGTCATTGTCCACAGATGGTTCACTAGACTTACTGCCGAGGTAACGGTCATCAAATGTATCAAAAGACGCCGCCGCTGCCGCCGCAGAGTTCGCCGCCGCACTTGCAGATGCCGCCGCATTTGTTGCGTTAGTCGCCGCTGCCGACATCGTTGGGGCCACACCAGCAACCGTAGCGATATTTGCGATCACACCGGTAGCTGCAAGATCGTCCATGTTCTGGATGTTGTCTGTAGTTGCCAATGCGGTGATCTCGGTGGATTTCCCTGCGACCGTGTTGACGTTAGTGATCGCACCAGCGACCGTATTGACGTTACTGACGGACCCCGCGACGGTGTTTAGGTTCGTGGTGTTCAACGCATTGAGTTGCGTTTTGTCACTACTGGAGAGCCAAGTGTTTTCTAAATAGTTTTTCGTCGCGACGTCTTGTGCCGCTGTAGGATCAGCGACGTTTGTGATTCGCTGTGCACCAGCGTCGAACAGGTCACTAGCGTTTTTAGACAACACAATGTCCGCAACGTCGTTGGCTTCTTGCGCCAAGTAGAATGCTTGGAGACTATCCTTGTCGAGGATTTCATCAGACAACACTGAGCCGGTCTGGTAGTCCACTAGCCGCGTATTCGGAGATGTGGCACGTTTGATCACCACGACATCACCGGCAGTTGGCCCAGTGTTTAACTGGATGCGCGTACTGGTCGCGAAGGTAAACGCTGTGGTTGCTGTACCGTTGACTGTCACGCTGACATGAGATTGAGACAGATAGGGAAACGACAAGTCAAACTGCCGGTTCTGTGGATCAGCTAGTCCAGCCTTGTTTGCATCGACATTGAAAACGTCACGGGCATTAGCCATCATTACGTCCTTTCTATTTGTAACCGCCGGTCGCGACGTTGTAGATTTGTTGGTACAGTTTGAACGGTAGGAGTTTTTGCGCGGTCTCTAGCCGATTGTCTTCGAAAGCCAAATTAAAGGTGTCGGTAAGCAGACCCGCTGACGGCCCAAGCACTAGAGACAGTCGTGCGTTCTCGCGGCTGTACCGGCTTGCACCTTCCGACATTCCCGTTTGGGTCGCGATGGCGTCAATAGGCGTCGATAGGTACGTCAGGAATCCTGATCGATCTATCGCGTCATACGCCCACGAACCCGCGTCCCGCTCTTTGATCTCGCCGTAACGCAGCATGTCTTTCGCGCCGACAACGGCAGTACCCAGGGCAAGTGCGAAGGCAAACGAACTGAATGCTTGCATGTCACCGTAGTTCGCCATTCGTTGAAACGCAGGGACCATAAACTTCGTCATCACCACGAACCCGTAGGTCTGAAACTGACCGATAATCTTAGCGTACTCGTTGGACATCAGAAACGGTGTGTCACCTTTGGACGGCGTCATGACCGCACGGTTCGCAGCGTTCTCCAAAGCGATCATTACGTCTTGGTGTGCTGTCTGTCCCTCGCGTCCCTCTTTGAGCCAACGCGCCATGCCGAGTTCAAAGACACCCGCATCGTTTTCTTTGGGTGGATACTTCTTGAACATCTTCTGGATATTACGCATCTCAGTCGATCCGAGACCTGACGCTGCAAGCTGTGCTATTTTGCCTTTGGCTATTGGATCATTGGCAGAAGCCGCCGCGAGTAAGCTGTCGTAATCCTTTGAGAGACGGGTAAAATTGTTCTGCATTTCGACCATCGCCAACATCTTGAGGCGCGAGTTCCACCACATCATTCCACTGGCATACGAGGTGGTATCGGACAGTCCACGCATGATCCTATCAACGGAACTTGTGGTGTAGTGCTTGACGGTCCCATAGTCACCCACACCGGCTTGGAGACGCATATCGTCAGCACCGTTCATTGCCATCGTCCGGTTGCCATGACCCATCAGTTCTAGCGCATACATTAGACTTTTGATCTCAGGGTTAGCCATATTTTTTTGTGTCTGATTGATTGCCTTGAGATTGCGATATGAAAACGTACCGAAACCGGTAGTCATCGCTGTGTTACTGAGGTCGGTCAAGCTGGGGATCACAAATCCAGAGCCGTAGCGAACATAGTTAAACTCTCTGATTTTTTGCATCGTAAAGTTCAACAGACTTTCGGGATCGGCTGGTAAGTCTAATTGACCAAGCTGACGTCTGACGCCCAGTTCGACGTCCTTGACGGCCTTCAGTCTTTCGTTGTCCAGCTTGTTGATCTGCTTTTTCGTTGCGCCTTCACGCTGTGCCTTTGCGATCATGTCGAGGTAATCGTCATCGACTGCTTTGATCATACCCTTCAGTATTTCCGTTTCGCTTCCACCAAAGTGTCCGAATGTATGGCGAAACGCCATGCGCTGGGCGATATCGATGTTGGCGCGATACAGACTTTCGTACATGTCGTTCTTTAAGATACCCAGTTGGTGGGCTTCCCGACGCTGTTCGTTTGTCAGCTTGATCATGCGCTCTTTGAGGCGCGACGATTCCAGCACGTCTGTCGATAGTGCACCGCGTGGTGCTTGAGAACTTGTGCGAGATCCGAGTGTGTTCGTCAGTTCTTCAACGTACTGTTCGAGTGGCTGATCGTTTTCTTTGCGCTTAGTCAGACGCTTGGCTTGCTTCAGTTTACGCTTGGCTTTCCGTGCGCCTTTCTTTTGTTCATTCATGGCTTCGCGACGCATTCTTTGGACGATCAGGAGTTGCTTACGCTTTTGCGTAGCGTCCACGACAGCCCTTTGGAGCGGATCGATCCCAGCGTTTAACTTGTCGAGTTCTTTGTTTAACTTGTTGATCGCTTGAGTGTTCTTATCGATCTTACCCTGCAAGTAGCTGATACGAGTACTGCGTGGCTGTTTAGCTTTCGCACGACCTTCTGCGTCTGTGCGGATTGGCTTATCGATATTTGCCAGATCGATGTCAGCCGCCGTAAGATTTGCTTCAGCGTCAAGAACTTCTTTTTTGGTAGCCGTTTGACCACGGTAGTTAACCATGTCGAGTAGTGCTTTAGCTTCCTTGACGGTTTCTTCAGCTTGCAGACGTATCTTTTGTCCTGGGCGTCCGGTCTTGACCATCTGTTCGATGTCTTTTTGACGCTGCTT